CGAAAATATGAGGGCGATACTCTTGATTTGAAGCGTTTGGACGTGAATTTTGCGAAATTTTTAGGTTTTTATTGCATTTGGTAAAATGCGTTGAATCTTATGGGGTTTTTGGAAGCCCCCTTGTATTAAAAGGCAAACAACATCTATATTTTACAGTTAAAGGAGAAATTCAAAATGAATGAACAAATCATTTCAAGAGCCGGAGAAATAATCGCAGGAAAAAACGGCGGAGGGAACGAAGGGTATTGTACGTTGTCACTTATTGATAACGACGGCTATCCGACAGCATCTACAATATCCGTATCAAAATCAGACGGTATAAATTGGATTACATTCTGTACAGGGTTTTATGGTAATAAACCCAATCGAATTAGCAAAAATAATCGTGCAAGTATTTGTTTTAACTCGGAAGATTATAATATTACATTAGTCGGTACAATCGCGGTGATTACAGACCCTGTCATCAAAAAAGAAATGTGGTATGAAGGTCTTTCTAATCATTACAATGGACCGGAAGATTCCGACTATTGTGTTTTACGCTTTCACACTGAACATTACAATCTTTTGATTGATTGGAAAGAAGCACGAGGGAAATTATAAACATATTTAATGTATTTACCAAAGGCAAATACACTCAGAAAATACAAAAATTAACAACTGAATATGTTTATCAAAGTGCCAATCGATAAGACTCATAGCCGATAATTGTAGAATCATATACAGTTGTCGGCTATTTACTTTGAAATTAAGGGAGGTCTAATGTGAATCATAAATTGTACAAACGGCTGCCTATTGTCGCTACATACAAACCAAATATAAAAACCGCCGCAATTCTCGATGAGGGAATTGCGGCGGTTTTTCATTCGACAAAAATCTGTCTATAAAGACTGCGTATTACTTTTTTGTGTAATATGCAGTCTTTTTCTTTTTTGCGAATCGGGACAAGCATTATTTCAATTAAAAGAAATATCAAAAACTTTCTTAAATATGCAATTACCTTGCATATTTAAGATTTACACTTAACTTAAAAACAAAGAGAAGGGGGTGAACACAGTGAGTGCGAATGAACGCAGAAGCGAAATTATGCGAATTCTCTTCGGTAGACGTTTTGAAACAATGCAGAATCTTGCCGTTGAATTTGACGTATCAATCAGAACAATTCATTACGATATTGAAACGCTCACTTGTGATTACCCCTTAGAAACAGTTCGTGGAAAAAACGGTGGAGTTCGGTTGCCTGACTGGTATCAACCGTATAAAAACCTACTTAGCCGTGAACAAAAACAGGCACTCATTACCGCAGCAGAATCGGCAGACGTAAAAAATGCACAACTGCTTAATGAAATTCTAATTAAATTCGGAGGGAAATCAATATGACCCACAACCTACCAATCCGAGCCTCCCCCTACGAACACCAACGAGCTGCCGCAAATACTGCTCTCGAAATGTTCATCAGCAATAAAAGCCACGGCTACGGACTGCTTTTTGAGATGGGGTGCGGGAAAACAATCACGGCAATCGCAGTGACAGGGCGACTGTACCAACTCGGCAAAGTAAAGCGGTTGTTAATCGTCGCACCGCTTTCGATTCTCGGTGTGTGGGACGAGGAGTTCTACAAGTTCGCCGATTTCGATTATACTCTCGCCGTGCTGAACGGTTCCGGCGGTAAAAAAGCCGACACGCTAAGGAATATGACAGGCTCACCATTGCAAGTGGCGGTCATAAACTACGAATCGGCGTGGCGGCTTGAAAAGGAAATTCTCGCATGGAATCCCGACATCATCATTGCGGATGAGTCGCACAAAATCAAGACTCATAACACCAACGCAAGCAAGGCGATGCACAGACTTGGCAAGAACGTAAAATACCGATTGTTGCTCACGGGAACGGTCATCACGAATAAGGCTCTCGATGTGTTTTCGCAGTATAAGTTTCTGAATCCTGCAATCTTCGGATTAAGTTTTTACTCGTTCAGAAACAAGTATTTTGATATGTGCGGGTACGGCAATCATACGCCGATTCTCAAACGCAGAATGGAGCTGGAACTCACCGAGCGGCTTCACAGAATCGCCTACCGTGCGACTAAGGAAGAGTGCCTCGACCTCCCCGAAATCACCGACATTATTCGCTTTGTCGAACTTGAAAAATCGGCGATGAAGGTGTATCGGGAATTAGTCAAAGACAGCTATACCGAAATCTGCGGTCAGGAAGTCACGGCAACTAATATTCTGACACGATTATTGCGGCTTTCACAATTGACAGGAGGTTTTCTCGGCGGCGACGAAGACCCTCGACCACAAGCCGTCAGTAAGGCGAAATTAGAGGCGTTGTCCGATATAGTCGAGCAGTCGCAGAACGAGGGGCAGAAGCTCGTTATAATCGCCCGATTTATCGCCGAAATCGACGCAATCAAGAAACTGCTCGAAAAGCAGAATATTGGCTATTCGTCAATCAGTGGCGAAACCAAAGACCGCACCGAGCAGGTGAGACAGTTCCAAGAGAACCCCGACATCACAGTATTCATCGGACAAATCGCAACAGCCGGACTTGGAATCACGCTCACGGCGGCGAGTACGCTTGTGTTTTATTCCCTTGATTACAGCATGAGCAAACGCTGGGAAAACAACGACCTCAAGGCACAGGCACTCGAAGTATTGTTCACTGATGTGTTGCGAGAACAAGCACTCAAAAGCGGCGATGGTGACTATATCAAATTCGCCACGAAAATGCGCGGATTCTCGCGGGTGCAGGGTGTTCTCGGAATCGCCAAGTCCCACCTTGAAATTGACTATGAAGACCTCGACGCCAACCCCTGTGATTTGAACACGCCCGCCGGAATTGTGGATTTAAAGACAGGCAGTCTCCGACCTCACGACCCCAATGCGTTATGCACGAAGCTGACCGCGGTCTCCCCCTGTGCGGCGCGGAGCGAGATTTTTGATAAGTTCCTGCACGATATAACTATCGGGAACGAGGAGCTTGCGAAATATATTCAGTGCGTCGCGGGAATGTCGTGTCTCGGAAAAGTATACAGTGAAGTATTGATTATCGCCCACGGCGGCGGTCACAACGGCAAGTCCACGCTGTGGAATACGCTGTACGAGATTCTCGGAGATTACAGCGGCAAGATTCCCGCCGAAGCTCTGACCACCAAAGCCAAGAATCCCAAGAACGACCTTGCGGAGTTATTCGGTAAACGGCTCGTGATTGCTTCGGAAACCGAAGAGGGTAATCGGCTGAGTACGGCGATGTTAAAGCAAATCGCGTCTACCGACCCTCTGTCGGCAGAGAAAAAGTTCCGAGACCCGTTCGTCTTCACGCCGACTCACTCGCTGATATTGTACACCAACTATCTACCGAAAATAGGTTCTGACGACTTCGGCACATGGCGACGACTCGTCCCTGTTCCGTTTAATGCTCGAATCGAAAAGCCTGAACTCGACCTTGCCGAGCGGCTGTTAAACGAGGCAGGAGGTGCGATTCTGCAATGGTGTATTGAGGGTGCGATGATGTTCATAGAGAACGGGTACAGACTGCCGGAAAGCGTTGCTGTTAATTCCGCAAAAGAGCAGTACAAAGCCGAGAATGATTGGCTGACGCAATTTCTCGAAGAGTGCTGTGAATACGGTGCTAATAAGGTCGAGAAAGCTTCGCTACTCTATGAACGCTATGCCAACTGGTGTATGAGTACGGGGGAGTATAAGCGGTGTAATCGTGATTTTTCCCGTGCGCTCGAAGCGCGTGGTGTACCAAAGAAAAGGGCGAATCGCGGAAATTACTGGTACGGCGTGGCGATTTGCGACAATCCCGATTAATGAGTCGTTAGGCGTGTATGATAAAAACCTCGAAAAACCGCACCGTTAAGCCAAAGTGAAAGATAGTGAAGCATTACCCTATTACTATCGTATATACTTTTTTGTAAGATATATATAGCAGATACTTCACTATAATACACTACCTCGAAAAAGAGAGGAATTTCTGTGTTAGAGAAAAACATTGTAAATCAAATCTTAAAATACCTCAAAAGTGTTCCGCTCTGCTTTTGCTGGAAACAGCACGGCGGTCAATTCGGGACGGCTGGCTTGCCCGACATCATCTGTTGCATAGACGGACGATTCGTCGCGTTCGAGGTCAAGACCGAAAGCGGCAAGCTGACAAAGTTACAGGAATCAATGCTCAAGAAAATCAACACCGCGAAGGGCGAAGCTCACAAAGTAACAAGCGTACAGGAAGTGCGTGAAATTATAGAAAAATTGGAGGTTTCAGAATGAAAACTAAGGAATATTTATCGCAGACATGGCGGATTAACAGCTTAATCAACGCCAAAATCGAACAGGTTCAGTCATTGCGGGATTTGGCAACCAAAGCAACGTCAACTCTGTCGGACGTGCCGCCGAGCGGTTCACAGAACGCCCATCGCATGGAAGACATCATCACAAAGATGATTGATTTGGAAAACGAAATCAACGCCGACATTGATGTGTTAGTGACGTTGAAATCCGACATCGGCACAGCAATCAAGAGTCTCGACAACGCCGATTATAAGGTGTTGTTGGAGTTGCGGTATCTGTGCTTTAAAACGTGGGAGGAGATTGCCGCTTGTATGCACTACGCCCTTCGCAACATCCATTACATTCACGGCAAGGCTCTGAAAGAAATCGCAGGAAAAATTAACGATTGCACTATAATCTGTTGATTTGCACATAGGTCGTGTGATATAGTTATAATAGAAAAATATATAAAGCCGTTGCGATTGCTGTTTAAAGCGACCGTGGCGGCTTTTATTATGGAGGAGTTTATGCCGTACAAAGCGAAAAAGCCCTGTAAATATCAAGGCTGTCCGAATTTGACGGACGGCAGTTATTGCGAAGTTCACGCCAAGCAGTACGCACAGGAATACGAGAAATACAGACGTGACCCCGAAACCCGCAAGCGATACAATCGGGAGTGGACACGAATTCGTGACAGATATATCGTCGCTCACCCTTTATGCGAACGGTGCGAGCGGAACGGTCGGGTTGTTACGGCACAGGAAGTCCACCATATCAAACCGCTCGCGGTGGGTGGAACGCATGACGAGAGTAACTTAATGGCGTTGTGTAAGCGTTGCCATTCGGGGATTACGCGGGGTGAGAATAATCGGAAACAGGATTGATTATTTTTTATGCTGTTTCAAGAAATCATCGGGAGTAAACGCCGGAACTGCGGAATTCTTAAAATCATTAATATTTTGCGTAACAATGCAATCCGCTTTACTTTTCTTGGCACAGACTGATAAAACCGCATCTTCATAATCTTTCATGGGTAGCTTCAACGCAGTCACACAGTCGTTTTTATCGACATTGGAAATTTGAAAAGCATTAAGCAGTTTAGCAATAACCTCCCGTGCGAAAGGCTCATTTTTCGTTTCACGGTGAGTGATAAAGTAAATGTCAGTGATGACGTTGGAGGTCAGCCACATCTTTGATTTCGAGATAATCAAATATTCAATGCAATCGCGGGCAGCTTCAGCGTTTTGGCGTTTCAAAACATAATCAAGGATTATGTTGGTATCAATCATCACTGTCATAACGTTTACCCCTCTCATCGCAGATGATTCCTTTGATTTCCTTGTCGTTCATTTTAGATAAAGGACTGTCAGCGAGGATTCCAAACAGTGAACGCATATCCGAAAGCGTGTCGTCCTCTTCCTTTACGAGCTTGGCAATCTTGCGACCGTTGCGGGTGATTACGATGTCCTCGGTGGCGACAATGTCAAGGTATCTGCCGAGGTTAGTTTTAAATTCAGTTGATGTGATGTGCATGGCGGTTCTCCTTTGCAAGTTATTTTATTATAGTATATCATAAGTCGTTCGGTTTGTCAATAGATAATCGAACAATATATATCGGCAAGGGCGGTCAATATAGCTGTGGCTGTGCGAACAGTGCAACGGCGTGGGGTATCGCACGAAAAATCGGCTAATCAAACGGGGAATAGACCGCCTCGAAAAAACCGTGTAAATGCTGATGAACACTACACTTTTTACATCTGATTCCGTTTGATTGTTTTTAGAAATAATCAATCGGAATCAATTGTAATCAAACAAATCAAAGGAAGGAGGCGAGTGCGTTGCCTGCAAAAGACGGAACTAATCGTGGCGGATACAGGGTCGGTGCGGGGCGCAAGAAGAAACCTCTCGCCGAAAAAATCCTTGACGGACAGGCGGAGAATCTCAAAGCAGAATCGCCTGTTTTGGAATCGGATAATTTTATTATTCCTGAGCCGCGTGATTTTATCAACACGGAACAGCGGGGACTTGCCGGAGTGACCAACGAGAGCCGCGCTATTTACGATGACACCATGAAATGGCTCGCCGAGCGGGGCTGTGCCGATTCCGTCCCACGCGGTCTTGTGGAAAAGTACGCCGTTGCGACGGCTCGGTGGGAGCAGTGCGACAGGCTCATTTCGATGGGCGGTGTTACCAGTAAGCACCCGACCACAGGCGCGCAGATTGCCTCGCCGTTCGTTTCGATGAGTTTGCACTGGCTTAAACAAGCGAATCAACAATGGCATTTGATTGAGGCGAAGGTGCAGGAAATTTGCGGCGATGACATCAGCGGTGCAAACCGAAACGACCCGATGGAGCAGATTCTTAACGGCACATATAAGCGTGATTTATCGCTGTTAGCGGCGAATTTGGCAGGAAAGGAAACTAATCAAAAATGAACTATGAATTAAAGACAATGCGGTTGTCTGATTTAAAACCGCACCCGAAAAACCCCCGAAAGCACCCCGATAATCTGATTAAGAAGTTAGTCACATCTATCGAAACCTACGGATTCACATCTCCTGTGCTGATTGATTCCGACCACAGAATTCTCGCAGGTCATGCCCGATGCAAAGCCGCCGAAAAGATGGGAATTTCGGAAGTGCCTGCCGTAGTGCTGCCGTTATCGGGAGCGGCGGCGGATGCGTATGTCATCGCCGACAATAAGTTGAATGAACTGTCCGAGTGGGACGAGAATCTTCTTGCCGATTTGATTTCCGAGATTGATTTATCGGGATTCGATGTGGAATTGACAGGATTCGGGATTGACGAAATCGACGCGCTTCTTTCACCGAATGAGTGTAAAGAAGATGATTTTGATGAAGAGGAAGCCAAGAAAGCTGTATCTGATAACGGTGGAGCGGAAACCAAAGTCGGTGATTTATGGTTGCTCGGTGAACATAGACTTTTGTGCGGCGATTCTACCAACGCTGACGATTTCGCCCGATTAATGGACGGTCAAAAAGCGACATTGTGTGTGACTTCCCCACCATATGGTGTCGGCAAGGATTACGAGAAAAAGGGATTAGAGCCGTGGTTCGACACCATGAAACCCGCAATCAAGAACATCTGCAAGAACGCCGCAACGGTTTGTTATAACATCGGCGATATGTTCACTACGGGCAGTCAATTCATCGAGCCGACATTTGCGTACAGCGTTCAGATGTTTGCCGACAACGGATTCCGTCCGCTGTGGGTGCGGATTTGGGATAAGAAAAAACAGGCTCTGAAAACGGGTTCGCCGTATCATTTGGCAACCACCAAGCCTGTCGGTGATGCGGAATATATCGGGGCATTTGCGGGTGAAGCTGACAATAATTCCGAGATTGACGCAAGCGAGTACAGCTATATTTCAGCGTTTGCCGATTATGGGTATAAGTTCAATAAACGGCTGAGTAAAGCGGAACGCAAGGAATGGGGTTACTCTATGATGTGGCGGTTTTTGTCGGTTCAAGGGGTAAGCAAGACGAAACATCGGCTTGACGAGAGGAATCACAAAGCCCGATTCCCTGTGGAATTGCCGTGGCGGTGTGTTAAAATGCACAGCGATAAAGGCGACATTGTGTTAGAGCCGTTCAGCGGGACGTTCAGCACAGGAATGGCGTGTCAGCAGTTGGGACGGCGGTGTTTTGCTATGGAGCTGTCGCCGGAATACTGCGATATTGCTGTGGCGAGATTTCGGAAGGAATATCCCGATATTCACATCGAGAAAGTGGAGGGCAATCAATGAATAATCTCGAAATAATCAGCGTTGCGGTTGCTGATATAAAGCCGTTCGAGCGTAATGCAAAAGAACATCCCAAAGAGCAGGTCGAACAAATCAAAAAGTCGATTACCGAATTCGGCATGAACGACCCCATCGCCATTGACGAGAATAATGTCGTTATTGAGGGACACGGTCGGTTGTTAGCATTGAAGGAGCTTCGCACCGAAAATGTGCCGTGTATCCGATTAACGCATTTGACTGAAGGGCAGAAACGGGCGTATGTGCTTACGCATAACAAGCTAACGATGAACACTGGGTTTAATTCCGATTTGCTTTTTGGCGAGTTGGATTTCCTTAAAGATTCGGGGTTTGATATGTCGCTCACAGGATTTTCACTTGACGAATTAGAGAAGATGTTCGAGAATAACAACGAACCGGAAGTAAAAGAGGACAATTTCGATGTTGACAAGGCGGCTGAAAAGCCGCCGTTTGTTATGAATGGCGACATTTGGACGCTCGGAAAGCACAGGCTCTTGTGTGGTGATTCCACGAAAATAGAGGACGTGGAGCGGCTCATGAACGGCAAAAAAGCGAGCATTTTATGGACGGATCCGCCTTGGAATGTTTCGTATGGGAAAGCGGAACATCCCTCTTGGAAACGCCGTGAAATCATGAACGATTCGATGTCAACAGAAGATTTCTACAAGTTTTTACATTCGGCTTTCACAGCAATGGCGGCGGTATCCGAGGCGGGGGCAATGGTGTACATCGCAATGTCGGCGCAGGAATGGCCTAACGTCCACACCGCAATGCTGAACGCGGGATTCCATTGGAGCAGTACCATAATTTGGGCGAAAGATTCACTTGTTTTATCTCGGAAAGACTATCACACCAAATATGAGCCTCTTTGGTACGGGTGACTTCGCCGTTGGAATTAGCGGGGTACAAATCCGCAATCACCGAGGCGATGTTTAAGGGGACGGCTCGGAATGTAGTCAGTGAGGGTGATGAGTCAAAAAACGCGGAAGTCGAGTAAAAGATGAGGAAACTTTTACTCGACTTTTCTATTTTGGAACTGTTCAAATGCGGATGAGTGCTGATGATTTTTGGCTTTGTCCGCTTGGATTGTTCTTGGATTTGTGGGCTTGCCATAAGCAGTTCATGGGGATTGAAAAGCCGTTTAAAGCTATCGGGATTGATGATGTGCTGCCGATTTAAAGAGTATTAGCGACACCGTTGATTAAATCAGCGAACTGTTTAATTTTATCTTTATGTTGGCTCACATCGTCTGTACCTCTGTTAATGCCGCATAAAAACATATTGTAGTTATCTTCAAAATCAATTTTAAGATGTCCGTAAAAATGATTTATGCTTTCAACAATATGTATGCACTCGCTCGGATTGTTGCCTGTGCGGAGTGCAACAGCAAAGCCTTTTTTACCTTTTGACAAGGTTGCATGAGGCTCGTGTGTATCGCAGTACGGTGTCATGCGGTCAATAAAAACCTTCAACTGCCCTGTAATATCCGCCCAATATGACGGTGAAATTATGACAATTATATCCGCTTTATCAAGGGCATAGACGATTTTTTGAACATCGTCTTTTTGGCAGCACTCGGTTGTTTCATAACAAGTCGTGCAGCCTGTGCAGTAATTGATATTACAATCGCTCAAATTAACGATTTGGCATTCCAAAATTTCTTGATTAAGATACGAAACAAGCAAATTCAACAATTCATCGGTTGACCCATTTCGTTTCGGACTTCCATTAATAAAGATGATTTTCTTCATTCTGCTTTGACATAATGCAGAATCTGCCAAGTCACGCCATATTTATCTTTAACCATTCCGTACCATTCGCTGAAGAAAGTTTTGCCGAGTTCCATGTGAACCTCGCCGTCCTCTTTCAGTTCATTGAACAGCCTTGTGACCTCATCTTTGTTGTCGGTGCTGATAGTTGGGTGAATATTATCTCCCATCGTCATCGGTGAATCTGACGGATAGTCCATGAACATCACAGTCATATCGCCGAAAGGTATTCCGGCATACATGATTCTGTTTTTATCGACTTCGGGAATCGGGTAATTGGGGTCTGGCGGCGCATCACCGTAGGTCATAAGGTTGTGGACTTCCGATTTAAAAACCTTTGCGTAAAAGTCCACAGCTTCACGGCAGTTGCCGTTAAAATTAATAAAGAGTTCAAGTTTCATATTTAACCTCGTTTTATTTTTTATTTATACTCCTTAACCACTAAATATTACACCGTTTTTTGAATATTTTCCGTCATACTGCGTTGATTTTTTCTTAAATATAAGCGTATATTCGCGAAAAAATCGCCTTGTCTGACAAAAAATATTTTGCAAAATCATTGCAAAATTTAGCAGTTAAGGAGTATATTGTAATTTAACCTTTATTTCAAAAAGGCGAGTGACTGGATGATATTACCCCATTGTGAGATTATCGTGTAAGTAAATGCAATACAGCCCCTCCTGCAAAGAATACAAAGAAACCAAGACATATAAAACTTGGCAAGAATATCAGCATAAATTTTTTCACTTTATGCTTGCTGTTCTTAAAATTATTAAACGCATAAAAGGCTACAGTTGAAATAATCATAGGAGTCATTCCAACGGCAAGACATACCCACGCTGAATACTTCATAGAAACCATAGCAGTTGGGTTAGCTAATTCTTCCGAGCCAAAAAGTGAGATTGCTACTAAAATCAAAACACAAGCAACACCGATTGAATACACAACATTAGATGTTATTCTAAAATATTTAGTCATAATCATAATCTCCTAACTAACTGTATGCTATCTATTATACCACAAAATCTCGCAAAATTCAACCCTATTTTCAAAAAAAGGAGGCTAACTGTTCATGGCAGATTCATTCGGCTTAAAAATCGGCGTGGAAGGCGAAAGAGAATTCAAAAATAGCCTCCGAGACATCAACCAGTCATTTAAAGTATTAGGCTCGGAGATGCAGTTGGTGACTTCCCAATTCGACAAGAACGATAAATCCGTAAACGCTCTAACCGCTCGGAAAAGCGTTCTAACAAAGGAAATCACCGCACAAAAAGACAAAATCGCCGTCCTCAAAGATGCGTTGGAAAACTCGGCGGCGAGTTTCGGTGAAAATGACAAACGCACACAAAACTGGCAGATTCAGCTTAATAAGGCACAAGCGGAACTCAACGGCATGGAGCGGGAACTCGGCGAAAATGAGAAGGCTCTCGAAGATGTCGGCGATGAGATGAACGCCACAGGGAAAAACGCAGACAAACTCGGTGATGAAGTCGAGGATACGGGAAAGGAGGCAGAGGAGTCGGGTAAGAAATTCGAGAAACTCGGCGGGATTCTTAAGGGCGTGGGAGTCGCAATCGGGACGGCAACGCTGACAGGGTTGCAGTCGTAATCATAAAAGACCAAAGCAGAATCGGGCGTGATGTTTTAGAAGTCGGTTTATTGAAGCGTCAGTTTGAAGACCACAATGTGCGGTTTATTGCCGCCGCAGATGGGTTCGATACTGCAAACGGATTTGATATTATGTCTATTTTCCGTGATGTAATAAACGAATATTACGTTGCCGAAGGTTCTAAAAAAGTGAGAGCTGCAAAGCGAGCGGGTGCATTAAAAGGCAGGGTGCAGGGCAGAGTTGCTTACGGATATTATGTTGACGAAAACGACAAGAGCGTTTATCATATTGATGAAGAAGTTGCAGAAAATGTTCGTGAAATTTACAGACGAATCGTAGGCGGTGAAAACCCTACGATGATTGCAAAAGATTTCAACAGTCGAGGGATTATCTCCCCAAACGCTTATTATCGTCAAAAGAAAGGTTTAAGCAACGAGGGGATTGAATCAAGGTGGTTTCTTACATCGGTTAAGGATTTGTTGAGAAAGCCTATTTATACAGGAACATATGTCGCACAAAAGGAAACAACAGCTTCTTATAAGAGCCGTAAAATTATTACTCGTCCGGAAGAAGAATGGGTTGTGATTGAAAATCATCACCCTGCGATTATCGACAAAGAGACATATGATATTGTACGGCGGTTATCGGACGCCCGCACCAAACCATTAAAGACAGGCATTGTCGGAGCATTGACCGGTCTTATTTATTGCAGCGATTGCGGTGCGGTAATGCGTCGGCAAAATCCTGCCGCCAATAGAGGACACGGTTATTATCTTTGTTCAAAATATGTAAGAGCAAAAGCCCGTTATAATGAAGATTGCTGTTCCCGTCATTCAATCAGAACCGATGCAATCGAAAATCTTGTGCTTACGAAAATTCGTGAAACAGTAGCTGATGCCGTTTCCGATAAAGAAGCGTTCGCTACTCGTGTTCGTAATAATACCAACAAAGAGAGTGAGCGGACTCTTAAAATTAAAACCGCTGAACTTGTCAAGTTGCAACGCAGGGTTACAGAACTTGACGCAATAATAAAGCGCATTTATGAGGATAATATCAGTGGGCGGCTCAGTAATGAGCGATTCGATAAAATGCTTAATGATTACGAATCTGAACAATCGGCAATTAATCCAAAGGTTGAATTGTTGAACACTGAAGTCGAGGGTATAAAAGAAAAACAGACAAATATTGAGGTGTTCTTGAATTTGGCAGAGCAACACGCAGAAATAAACGAATTAACGGCAGATATAGCGAGGACGTTTATCAGCCGCATAGAAGTCCACGAGGCGGTGCGTTCAGAGGTTAATCCGCACACGGTTTTGACACAGGAAGTTGATATTTATTTCATTCATATTGGTGCGTATGAGAGGGAAAGACGGCGGTAATCGAGAGGTTGCCGCCGATTTTTTTGGTAGGTACATTGTGTGACCATAACTAAGGTTAGACGAGACTTCTCGATTTTTGCAGAAGGCTCTTGGCTACTGCTTGTCCGGTGATACTTCGTTAGAATGTTTCTTTATTCTATACGGAAACACTACTCGAAATGGGAAGTCTACGCTCACTGAAACAATCAATCATATCTGGGGGGATTATGCCCGCACTGTTCAACCGCAGACTCTCGCAAAACGACCAAGCGACGGCTCGGTGGCAACGCCGGATATTGCGCGACTCAAGGGTGCGAGGATTGTGAATGTTCCCGAACCGGAAAAAGGTTTGGAGTTAAATACCGCTCTTGTTAAGCAGTTGACCGGGGGTGATACCTATACAGGACGATTCCTGCGAGAGAACCCCGTGGAGTTCTCACCGGAGTTCAAGATTTTTATAAACAGCAATCATCTTCCCAACACCTCTGATGATACCATTTTTTCGAGCGGTCGGATTAAGATGCTCCCGTTTGATAGACATTTTTCTGTTGAGGAGCAGGATTTGACCTTGAAGCGGCAGTTTCGGCGGTGGGAGAATATGAGTGGGATTTTGAATTGGCTGATTGAGGGGTATCGGTTGTTGAGAGCAGAGGGGTTAGTTGTTCCTGTGCGGGTGAAAGTGGCTGTTGAGGAGTATAGGCAGGAGTTGGACGAAATCGGTGCGTTCTTCAGCGATGAGGTTGGCGAATCCCACGGAAACCGTGTCCCTACCAGCGAAATGTATATTCATTATGGCAGATGGTCGAAAGAGAACGGCTACCGCCCGATGAATAACAGGCGGTTTGTCGGGGAGTTACGCCGTCGATGTGATGTACGGCGTGACGGTAAATCCGGGAATGTGCTTGTTGGGTATGCTCCTCATGTTAGCCGTGAAGCGTTTGAGAAAGACTATTTTAATGAAGAATTTGAAAAATTAATCACGAAATAAGGTTCATTTGTGTCACTTGTATCACCTATCACCTAATTTTGTTCTGTGCGGTGATACGAGTGATACTTGTGATAGGTGGATTAGGTTGATGAATTATTTTCGAGCGGTACAATTGCAATTGTTTTTCCAAGAGGTGCTAATACCTTTATAAGAGTGGAAAGCTGTGGGTCTGTACTCCCGCGTTCAAGCCGAGCGATTACGGGTTGTTTCACCCCGCTTGCTTCCTCTAATTGCTTTTGTGTTAATCCGTTGGTTTGACGTGCGTTGATTATTTCGCCCAAAAGAGCGACTTTTATATCGGTTTCCATTCTTTCTTCGGGAGTGAGCAGTGTTTCACGGAGTTTATCCCAATCGTCGCCTATAGGCGAAATAGGTTTATTTCTCATTATTTTCCTTGCTCCTTTCGATAAAATCGCTAAGATTGCGTTTAGCTTGCTCAATTTCGTGCGGAGGAGTTTTTCGGGTTTTCTTTACAAAGTGATGAAGCAGAACAAATTTGTCGCTTTGCCAGCTAAAAAAGAAGAATCTGTCACGCAGAGGGCGTAATTCCCAAATATCGCCGTCAATATGCTTCACAAAAGGCTCTCCGGCTCTTGTTCCGTATTCTCGCAAAGCCTGCAAATAATAGTCTATCTTGTTCAGTTTGATGCGGCTGTCTTTGTCGGTGTTTGATGATAATTCATTAAGATAGTCTTTTATTGGCTGATTGCCTTGTGAATCTTTGTAAATTCTAATCTTGTACATTGTTATTGCTTCCTCACTTTTTTATAGTATAACACATGAGCGGTTCTTTGTCAATAACTTTTAAGCATATTTTGAATCAAAATGTCACTCACGTCAATTGTAGCATCGGATTTTGTTCTGTGCGATGATACAAGTGATATGAGTGATAGGTTGTTTAGGTTGACGATTTATTTTCTGTTATTCTGAGAAACGATATATTTGATATGCTCCGAGATAAAATCTTTTTGTAATTCATCCAGCTCCCTGTATTTGGCTAATAATAATAGTTCGTCTTTACTTGTTATGCTTGACGGCTTAGATTAGCGGTTAAGGGCGGCGAGGACAATTACCGCCCCTACAAGAATAACCCCCTCGAAAATCTTGTCCGCTAAAAAAGCAGCGGTAACGGAGCGATGTGAGCTTAAAATACCGCCCCTTCAAGATTGAAAGGAAAAATCTTGACCGCCGTATATATTAAAAACCCTGCACATGGCAAGGATTTTAACCATTGGTAATGTTCCACAAATATTTCATTGTAAATTTGTGAAACATTCAAAAATTTAAGCTGTTCTTGTTTTTGAAAATTCACAGCCGAATTTTTCGGCATATTGTATAAATATACCGTTCAAATTTCGTGAAACATTCACAAAAACAAAAGTCGGATTTTTGGGAAAAAGAAAACTCCGCAAGCGGTTACTTGCAGAGTCATTTTCTTAAATTTTGAGTGGTTTTTCGGTTTAGTTCAGTTTTTAGTGGTTATAAGAATACGCACTGTTATCGGCTTTTTCGGTGTTGTTACGGTGTATGTATCGGCATTGTAATTGAGGTTAAGTTTGTGCAACTGGGAAACGCCATTTTGCCTATACTTGTAATACCGTCTTGTATAACAACTGTTTTAATATAAGAATGGAAACTAAACCAAGGAATACTATAAGAATCATCCCAACTCGGCATATTCCCGATGCCATTAATTTCTAACACCTCTGTTTCGGTATTAAAGCTCCAAGTGATTTTTTCACCTGCAATACCGTTATATACTTCCGCAAATGTATCCGTTATCGGAATCACCGACAATATTATAACCATTGTTATAAACACCGATATAATCCTATTTCTCGTCCTTTTCAT